GTCAAAGATAATTCCTGTTGGAATCAGATAACGAGTACCTGGGTGAATACTAAGTTCACCATTCTCAACAGTTTGTTCCATTTTGTTATTTTGTGAAGTATAACATTTAACTTCAACACCATCAGGCAGATGTGCATGTAAGTCAAAACATGCACTGCCCGATGTTGCAACTACAGGGTCTAAAACAGTATCACTCATTTTATAGTAGCCTAGAGGCTGTGGCACAGTCAATTGCATAATTTAAGATACCTTCTTTTTTCCAATATTATATTTTGCGACTAGTTCCCATTCGTTTCTGTCTTTATGGGGAAGAATTTTTATTTGCGATAGTGGCGCAATAGGTTCTGCAATTTTCTCATCTTCGACAACAGAAATCAATTTCCATTCGACAAGAAGGTTTACAATCGTATTGCGTCTTGCAATATCACCATCTGCAAAATTACTAGGCTTGCCATCTAGTCCAAACAATTCTTTGAAGTGTACGATATAGTATCGACCCTTCTTATGTAAGATATGACAAGACTGATATAGTTTCTTGTCTTTCCTAGATGCAACACCAATTCGTGTTAGCGTTTCTCGCACTTTGAGAAAGTCATCTTCTTTCTCCAACTTCACCTCAACTAGGTCTTCAACTGTTACGTTCATTTCATCAATCCACCTTTGCTTAATTTATTCTTAATTTCATTAATATGTTCATTAGTTAAAATTCTAGCCGCATCTTCTGCCTTTGCACGACTGTAACCGTAGAACTCCTGTATCATAGACAACTCATCGTTTTTCTCTGGTTTAATCCATTTAGAAAAACGTTTACGCTTTCTAATAGTATTTAGCAGGAATTCATATTGTAGAATTTTATCTGCACCAGAACGAAAGTTCATCTCATTCGCCATACCGATAGTATCTTCAAAGTAAGACAGTGAGCGATTAGTCAGAAATGGTTCATAACCTTTTTCTGCAAGTTCATCATTCTCTGTATTTCTCATCATATTGGTCTTTGTGACATTGATACTATTCACATAATCAAACGGACTACTCATTATATATGCTCCTAGTTAAACTCACATTCGACCATGATTTCGGTTAGACATGCTACAAGATTAATTTCTTGGTCAGGAACGAAAGCAGATTTGTATTGATAATCTGCAAGGGTTACGACCAATTGGGGGATTGAACGTGATGCAACATGCGTTGATGCACCATCATATAGTTTACGAAACAATTGCGATGGGTCATTGTCAAGATTTAATGCAACCCATTTGCGAACCTCTTTGAAGTTTTTAGTCTTCAATTCACGCACGAGGTCTTTGAAATTTGCATCACTTGATACCTGCAAGATACCTTCATCAATAGTACCACTTGCACCATATCGCTGTAATTCATTTAGAATACGGCGATTGTCTGGGAAGTGGCGATTGATTAGTTCAGCAACAACCTTTTCGTTTGCTTGCACCTCTTCTGTTTGAAGAACATTTAAAACACGCTTGAAGAATTGACCTGCTAGTTTAGGTTTCTCTGCATTACCGATTTGAAAATCAATAACAGAACACCGACTATGCAAGGGTGCAATGATACGGTTCTTGAAGTTGCATGTGAGGATGAAAGAACAGTTCTTTGAGAACTCTTCAATAAACCCACGCAATGCAGGTTGAGTAGACTGTGGATTGAGATAGTCTGCCTCATCAAGAATTACGACTTTACGATTACCGCCAAGCGAGACAGTAGAAGCAAAGTTTTTAATATCGTTGCGGAGTGTATCAATACCACCATTCATAGAACCGTTGATAACGATATAATCCGCACCGATTTGTTCACACAAAGCACGGGCAACTGTAGTCTTGCCTGTACCTTGTGTGCCTGACAATAGAAGGTTTGGCAACTCTCCATTATCTACAAACTCCTGAAAAGTCTTTTTCAGACCAGTAGGGAGAATGGTATCTTCAATTTTGGTTGGGCGGTACTTCTCGACCCATAGAAATTCATCACGCATATTTCACCTCATAATATAGATAATTTAATTTAAGCAACGTAGGTTGAAGCAGATTCCGTAGTGATAAAGTAAGTGACTTTACTACCAGTCCATCGGCTGATACCTTTTGAGGTGATTTCAACTTGATAGTCACCAGAAATCATTTTCAGATTTTCTGTTCGGAATATCATGTTGAAAGTACCAGTTGCCTCAGCATCGACCTCAACATCAAACGTATTCGAAGTAGAGTTTTTACTGTCATAGGCTGTCAATGTAATGTTACCACCACTACCGACAACAGCAACTTCTGGCGCTTGCAGAATAGATGCCGCACGAAGAACCTCAGCAATTTGTGCTTGAGATACTTTGAAAGAAATTTCTGCACTCTCTAACAGAGGTGAAAGGTCTTTATCTGGAGGTGTGACAATCATTGTTTTGTCGGTGTAATAGTATGTTGATTTGTTCTTACCTGAAGAAACAACAACAGAGTTTTCACCAAACTCAAAATCTGGGTTTTCAAACAATGAGATTGTTGCAATAAATTGGTTCAAGTCATAAATTGCAAATGGAGTATCAAAGGATTCTGAGACACTTGCCTCTGCCAGAATATTCTTTTGACTGCTCACGGTTCTTAGCGCACCACTATCAACGGCAATGCCAGTATTGATAGTAGAAAAGTTCTTCAGTACGCTCAAGGTATCATTACTAATTTTCATTTGGTTTCTCCATTTAATATATTATCAGCATTTGCTAGTGTCATATGTATCCACTTAGCACATTCTTTTGCGGTCATTGCATGTTCATCAACAGCAGGCATTCTATCATCTTGACCAATACCTCTAATCACAGATGCACTAAGCATCATTGCAGAGGACATAATCAAGGCAACATGGGGTAGACCACTACCACCTTCGCCGTCATCGTAATTACGACCACGTTCGAAATCTTCAATATGTCTTTTCAGACTGTCAATCATTTGCTGGTAGGGTAGACCCTTTTCCCAGTTTCGATTATCGTATTTGTTTGCACCATATTCAAGTGCCGCGGCACCAGCCGCTAACGCCTCTAAAGGCAACTGTCGAAAGTAAGGAACACCAATCGCTTCACGCATTGCGCCAGTCTCTGATGTTTTCCAATTTTTTGTCATCTCATCTCCTTAAATAATATAGCCATAATAACAGGTAAAGGGAGGAATGTCAAGCGACAAACCCCCCTTGCGCCGCCCTCCGAATTAGAATGGTGCGAACTCATCTTTTGCTTCAGGCGCAGTCTCGCCTTCTTCGGTTGTTGAAACAATCGCCTCAGCATCTACTTTGGTGTAGAGGTCTAGGAATGAAGTTTTAGTTTCTTCATCAAAGCGGTTCACACAAAGTTCAATTGCTTTCATCTTCTCACCGAAGATAGCGTAGGCTTGTGCAATGTGAACCAGACGGCGAGTGGCGATAATCTCATCAACACCACCTTCGTAAAATGTTTTACGAATGATATCTGCCCAGTCAACCAACTTGCCGATGAACCCGTCATCTTCAATCTTCAGAGACTTGAACACTTTGCCGAGAATTTTTTTCTCAACAGTGGTGCTTGCATATTCTTGCTCAACAGTAATTGGGAAACGCTCAAGGAACGCTTCATCAAGGATTTGAGCGGCGATGAAACGACCGTCATCAGAACCTTTACCTTTAGTGTTAGCAGTGGCAACAACGTTGAAACCAGGTGCTGGTTCAACAATCTCACCAGTCTTTTTGTTGATGTAAGGCTTGCCTTCCATGATTGCCTGAATTGCAAGCAACTTGTTAGAACCACGGTCAATCTCATCAAGAACAAGAACAGCACCACGGCGCATCGCATTCAGAACAGGACCTTCACGATAGACAACGTTACCATTGACTAGTGTATTGCCACCAATCAAATCATCTTCGTCAGTCTCAATTGAAACAGACACTTTAATCATCTCACGGTTGGAAGCCGCACAAGCCTGTTCGACCATGAACGTTTTACCGTTACCAGATAGACCAGTCACCATGACAGGATAGAACATTTTAGAAACAAGAATGTTTTTCAAATCATTGAAGAACCCGAAAGGCACATAAAGAGCATCTTTAGCAGGTACAAAATTTTCTGAAATAGTCTGGGTCATAGTCACAGGTTTCATCGGGATGACTTGAGCAACAGCCATAGCAGGTGCTTCAACAGCAGGCGCTACAGTCTGAGCGGTGATAGCATCAGCGGTAGGCAGACGATACTGACCACGACCAATACGAAATTCAGGTTTAGTAAAAATAAAGCGTGGGCGCTTGGCACCCATCTCTTCGGCGAGGTCGCAAATTTCTTGCTTGGTCACAACAGGACCAAACTTTGCAACAGCGGCTTCAACGAAGGAATTCTGTTCAGTTGTCATTTTCATCATAATATAGCCTCATTAGAGTTTTCACAAATCGGGGAGAACACTTTCGCCCCATCAACATATACATTATAGGTGGTTTTGCCTAGAATGTCAAGGATTATTTTGGTTTATTTTGGTTTATTTCGTGGTTTTTTTGGTTTATGTGAGAAGTGACTATATCAAGCATCATTTTTGTCGCTTCGATTTGGTCTCGATTGCCATTTCTCACAGCCATCATATAGTTTTCTTGCGCCATTTTGATATCATTATCGGTAACATCAATCACGCCGCAATCTCCATCAGACGGTTTAGCAATACACGATTTGCTGTTTTGCTCTTAGAGTTTTTCATAAACGCTGTTTTCAATCGTGCTTTTGAAGCACCAGCATCAACATCTAACCCAGTGTCAGTGGTTATCATATCATCACCACCAGGGATTAAGAAGTATGACTGGTAGCCAGCATTATTCACTTCAAGGAACTTTTTAGAACGAATGCTTTTCACAACGTCTTGGTCGTAAACCCCGTAACGTGCCGCTTGACCACGAATTTCACGAGGACGATTGTCCATGATAAAGAACCCGATAGTGTTGACACTGTGGCGGTCACCAATCATTTCGATTAGTGTATTAGTAACTGAGCGATTTTTCACAGTGTATTGTTGCTTGGTCACAGCATCTTGGATAACAGTTGTTTTGCGGTAGCCACCGACATAAACACCAGTTTCACTTTTTTCAGTCTGACCATCATACTGAACAACTGCATTACATGCGTGGCTGTCACCGTCAGTCAGGACGACCAAGTTCGCAACTTGAACACGGGTGCGCTCACGGAACTTTTTGATAACATCAGGCATCAGGGTCAATGCATCATTAAGCGGAGTGCCGCCCAATTGCAAGGCTGTTGGAATATCAAAACGATAATAACGACCGTTTGCAAGACATTCACGCATTGCCAACATGCCTTTACATGCATCATTAAATTCTGACAATTTCATTTCACTGTTGAACAGTGTCATTAAAGACACCTGACGGTCAGAAGGAATTAAAGTACCCACTGGCTGAGACCGCAAATAGTCTTTTTTGATTTGCTGTTTGGCACGGATTTCAAGGCGCTTCATTTCAGTAACATCACGCTCACGCTCAGAATAGTTGTCAGAGAAAGCATAAACTTCAAAAGGAATTTTTACTTTCTTGCAGAACATTACAAGGTTCAACAACTGGTCGATAGTCGCCGCCATGTTGCCAGCCATAGAACCAGACCAATCAAGTAACATACTGAAACCGTGGTTCTTACCGCCAGTGACAGTAGTAACACGCTTAAACAGGTCATCATTATACTTGTATGAATAGATTTTTGACATATCAAGTTGACCAGTTTTAGCAGTTGACGCCCGCTTGAATTCATCAGCCTTTTTCTTCAGTTCGAATTCTTTAACCATGTAGTTCACAACCTTCTGGTTGCTTTTACGCCAGTCAGTCCATTTCGCATCAACTTCAGCCTCAACAGCGGCAGAGATAAACATTTTTTTGTATAGAGCATTGATTTTGCTAAACGGGACAACGAAATCGTCAGACTTGAGAGTACCAAGAGTAAGATATTCAAACTCCTCGCCACCCTGCTTCATCAGAGTACCTTCATTAGAACGGAACGCCGCATCAGTCTGGCTTTCGATTAACTCTTCAGGAGACGAAGGCGTATCATCAATTTCTTCATCATCATAATCGTCATAATCATCATCCTCATAGTCACCAGAACCAGAAGTATCAGTATCGTCATCGTCACCATCTTCATCAGAAGCAGTGCCTTTACCACTTTCGAATTGCTCACCTTCTTCATCATTATCGTCAGAACCGTCAGTGTCAGTACCTTCATTGTCTTGGTCATCATCATCAGAATTGTCACCAGAAACGCCAGAAAGCAATTCTTCTACTTTCTCTTCCATCTCTTGTTCAGCCTGTTCAATTTGCTGACCATAGAGGTCTTGAGAAATCTGCATAACATCTTCGAATGTCTCAGCGGCTTCAATCTTCTGAACCCACTCCGCTTCTGCACCTTCGAACTTGAGGTTCACAAGAGTACCTAGTTTGAAGTGAAGATTAAGACGGTCAATGAACGCCATTTCAGTAATGTCTTTACCAGCAATACCGAAGAAATTACGCTCAAGTAATTCGGCGTAACCCTCACGATATGCTTTTGCAAGACCTGGGTATTTTGCTTTGATTTTCTTCTCAATCCGAGCATCTTCTACAATGTTCACAAAACCTTTGAAGGCAGGACCATTAGTAGAGACTGCATCATGCCAACCCGCTTCTGGTGTCCAGAGAGCGTGACCGACTTCGTGGCTTGTCATCAAATCATAAAGATTGACGCTCAAACCATCTTGAAGATTGGGAAGGGTGAGAACACGGTTCTTTACGTCAAAAGATGCAGTCGGCACGTTTTGATGCTGAACAGTTAAGTTCTCTGTCGCCATCAGTTTGGCGAGTTGGGACTTTGTATTTGCTATCTTATTCATAATATATCTCGCTTTTCTCACTCTATATATGCATTCTACACGGTAGAAGCAGAGAAGTCAAGGATTATTTTGGTTATTTCGCAATTAATTTGGAAGCACCAAAACCCCATCAACACTACTAATATAGTGCATAATGGGGTCAATGTCAAGGGTTAATTTGGTTTATTTTGGATTATTTTGGTTATTTTATAGCAATCGCACCCACAAACAGATGATTTTGCCAAAATGTCTGAACACTGTTAAAACCAGCACATTCAAGCATATCATTCAGTTCAGCCCATGTATTTGGTTTTAACATGTTGCGTAACGTCTGTTCTTTGTTCATAACGTCTTCTGCTTCGAAATTCTCACGCTTGAAGTCATAATACATGAATGTGAGCATATCTTGCACCTTAGATGAACAAGAATATGTCTTCTCTGCAAAGATAAACGCACCACCTGGATTAAGTGCTTCATATACGTTATTCAACACTTCTTGTCTATCTTTGCGTGGCATGAACTGTAGTGTAAAGATTGAAGTGACTAAAGACGCATTGTTCATATGAACATCACGCACATCTTCGAAACGCAATTCTAGGTCGTCAACTTCATGCTTACGCATTCTCTCATCCATCGCTTCTTTGAAGCCATCTGCCACTTCATAACCGACATAATGAGCATGTGGCGCAAATGTATTTTGCTCAATCATTGCACCTAGTGTCTTGCCTGTAGAACAACCCAAATCATATACGTTTGTATCGTCCTCAACAAAATATTTTGACATCTTAACAATGTCATCATGTAGTACAGAATACCCACGAATTGATTGGTCTATGTGATTATCGAAACCCTCTTCACGGTGTGCAAAAGTAAAATCAGCCATTATTGTATCCCTTCAAAACGTTTTCATAAATGCTAGTTGCAACTGCTTTATACATCAATGGAGCAACTGCACGACCAAGACGCTCTACCTGAGCATCAAATTCACCTGTCAAAATAAAGTCTTCTGGGAAACCCATCAGACGTTTACACTCTTTAATAGTCAACTTACGATTTGCTTCTGGGTGAAATACACCAGACATTCCTCGCTTCTGACCTTGCTGAGTTAGTGTTGGAGATGGCATATCTGGACAAGGGCGTATCATGTTGAAACAACTTGCCTTTGGATTCCATTCTCTAAACTGTGGGTCACTCGGTTTTGTATGTTTCTTTGGGTTGAACGGAAGAGGTGTGATAAACTTCTTCTGATATGAACCCTCAACAAAATCAAGTAACATCTGAACTTCTTCTTCATCATTCTCAATATCTGCTAGTGCTTCACGCATTGAAATATGCTTGTCGATTGTAGGAGCAGGAAAGATGTTATGCAAGTTTAAGAAAGACAAACCAACTTTATCTGCTACATCTTCACGCACACAAATAAAGATTGTACGTTCTCTTGCTTGAGGTACGCCATAGTTTGCACCATTCAAAACTTCATATGTAACATTGTAACCAATTGCTTCAAACGCATTGATAAACGCATTCAGTTTACTTTTTGCTTCACCAAATGTGATACCCTTGACGTTCTCTGCAACAATTACTTTCGGTTGAACACCTTCTGCAATACGAATGAATTCATAGAACAAATCTTCGATTGCAACTTGCTTCTTTCCGTCAGAGTAACTTTTCTCTTTACCCCAACCCTTTTCTCGCTTACCAGCAACGGAGAAAGCAGAACAAGGGGGAGACCCATCAAGTATGTCGAGTTCGCCCTTTTGTACTCCTGCCATGCTAAGGAAGTCTTCTGCGGTGTATTTCTTAATGTCATCAACTAGAACTTTCGTATCAGGAAAGTTTGCAGTGTATGTTTCAACAGCGGCTTCTACAAACTCATTAATCAGTAATATGTCTGAACCTGCTAGACGATACCCTAATGAAGAACCGCCACCACCAGCAAAACAACTGATAGTAGTGAACTTCTTTTGAGATGAAAGTGCTTTCACATCATCAACATTATATTTTTCATATCTCATATTTTATACACTTTTCTACGATTATTTAAAGTATAGTAACACACTTCTCTGCGGTTGTCAAGCAAAAAGTGAAGGAGTTGCAGAATAATTTACATAGTCTCTAACCAAGTCCATGGTTCTACCTCTATTGCGATAGTTCAATTCTTTGTCTTCAAGCAACTGTTCGAAATACTCAGGAATACCAGCAACCAACTGTAGATTAGCATGTTTACGCTTTTTGGGTAGTTTTTCGAATTCTTCATATGCTTCGATAATTGGTGCTTTCTGATATGGCTTGTTAAAGAAATCGTGGTCGTACTGCATCATCCACTCTTTCACACTTTCACGCACATAAGGTGCGACTAAGTTCGCTTCTATCTCTTCACACAACTGTTCTTGCTGTAGAATGCCAGCAGGATTCTCTGCACCAAAGTAATCATTGCGAAACTTATCAAACAACTCTTTCGTATGCTTAAAGTGAATGTTTGCACGTTTTGATACACCATACCAACCATCTGCGGCAACACCAGACAATACATGCTTCTCTTTAATATGAGGATAAACATAAAGAAACGGGAATGTACATTCTACATGTGTCTTCTTCTTACAGTCATAGTAACGCATCAGACGCAAGAAATCATCTTTCACATTATTGACTGGTACATCAATCTCATGGTGGTTCCAACCATATATCTCAGCCGCTTCTTTCGCCGCTAAACTATCGACTGTTTCTTGACCATTCACATACATCGTATATGTGTGTACGTTTTTTCCTAAACGCATTGCAGAAAATGCACAAGTCAAACTATCGACACCACCAGACATTAAAACAGCAACGTCTTTTCCAGGTGCTTCATCTTCAACTATCTTTGTTATTAAATCATCAATCATTTTATCTTACTTACTTGTACGCCACTACGCAATAAGAACTGAATGCCCTCATCTGTCTTGTAGTGGTCTCTATAATATACAGTATCAATACCTGCTTGATATATCAACTTAGCACAATCAATGCATGGTGATGCTGTGCAGAATAAAATTGCGTCATCTGCGCTATCGTTTCCTCTTGCAATCTTTGTGATTGCATTTGCTTCTGCATGTAACACTTCTTTTTTTGTGTTACCATCTTCATCTTCACATACATTAGACCAACCAGCAGGCATGCCGTTGTATCCAATAGAAATAATTCTATCATCTTTCACAACAACACAACCCACTTTAAGACGTTCCGCAGAAGATAACTGTGCGTATACTTCTGCGGCGTCCATATGCGCTTTAATGAATTTGCTCTTCACTATCTGCGCCCTCTTCTGCATCTTCAATCTGCATTTGCTCTAATGCCTCTGCTGGCATTTCTTCATACAACGCTTGGTTCTTATGCCAGACATCGAATACGCTTTGAACATCTTCTTCACGGTGTGTTGTGGAATCACCAAGTTCATCGTATACCTTTTTCTCATACTCACCGAACTTTGGGTTCATCCACATGTGAATATCTTCGCCTGTTGCCATATCAGTTACTTCAACGAATACGACTTCTTGTGTCTCTAAGACGAACACTGCGGTCATTGCGTCATCGAACTGAAGAACCCAGGAATCACCAAAGTCTTCAAATAAGAATGGTCCGCCTTCGACAATGCGTAGACCTGTTGCTTCAATTAGTTGTTGAAAATTCATAATGTCTCTCCTTAAATAAGTCTATGAATAGCGTACTGTTTACCTAGACGCTTGTTTCTTTTTTTCATTGCCATGTGTTTCTGTAAAGGTGAAACGAACTTCCAGAAAGGTTTACCTCTACTGAGTGCATAATTCTGAATGTAATATCTACTCCATTCGTGTTGTACTCTCTCCCGATGCTCCTGATTAGAAACATCATAATAGATAATGTCTGCAAATACTGGACGCTCAATATTCAAATACAACGCAGGATAACTTGCAGAAATCTCTTTGCCCTTATGACCCTCATCAGATAATGATTTGATTTTAGAGTTAATGAATGTCTCATACTCTGGTTCATCATCTGCACGTTGTTCAACAGGTTTTGGGTTTACAATGATAAAGAAATCATAATTGACACCCACTTGTGATGCATGAATTGATGGACCGCTTCTGTTCTTTGACATTCTGAATAATACTTCAGCGAGTAAAGATGCTTCCATAACAAAAACAAAACCATCTTCCATTTTCAATACAGGTGGTTTATCAAAAGGGTAATGAGCGCATGTTGTAAATGGCTTCATGTTCTTTTTGTCTAAATCAGTCTTAAAAGAAAAATACTTCATAAGTTTCTCTACGTCAGGAACTTGTTCAACACTCTTCATCATCTCATAGACTTCTTTACGCTCTTCTTTTACTTGTTCTACTTCACTCATTTTGCAATCCTCGAATAATTTTTCACTTTCTCAAACTGAATGACACTGTGAAATTTGTCAAACAGTTGGTCACCTTTGTGTGAGATAACAAACACATTAGTATCATTACTTAGGGTGTCTAAAATCTTCATAAATTCTTCAGTACCACCCCCATCAAGCGAACTATCGAAAACTTCATCAAGTATCAGAAGGTTTGTATTTACTGAATTTTTCATCTTAGCAACTGAGCGCCATGTGAAAAGTAACGCCAAATCAATACGCATCTTTTCGCCCTCAGAGAAACTATCATAGGAAAAATCATCTCTATGGCGAGACTTGATAGTTTCATTAAATGCTTCATCAAGTTCAAACTGAACAAAGAAATCCATGCTAGATAGATACTTGTTGACTAGTTTGTTGATGATAGGTAGATACTGTCGAATAATCTTTGTCTTAATACCAGTATCTTTCAACAGTGTTGCCGCATGGTTTTGAACATACTGTTGGTCAATCAACTTCTCTTTTGCTGTAGAAAGTATCTGAATATTCTTCCTCAACTTGTCAATCTGACCAGCATCATTCTCTTTAGTCTCTTCAGTCAGTAGTGTATTCAACTCTTTCTGCAATTTAGAAATGTATTTTTGAAGACCACTGATACTAGACTGTTCAACCGATATGTCTTGGTTAAGAGTAGAGATTTTACTTTGAACATCAGCAATAATAGAAAGACGTTCTTCAGTCTCTTTCATCTTACTTTTTAGTTCAGGTAATGCACTTTCAACATTTGTAATGCGTTCTTGAAAATCACTTACTTTTGACACTTTGAATTGTTCATCAATGTTTTGGTCACATGTTGGACAATGCTCATTCTCTTCATAGAATGAAATCTCTTCTTGGTGCTTCGTTACTGTTCTGTTAAGTTTTTTACGCATTTCAGACAAGTCTCGCAACAACTTGTCTTGCTTTGCTTTGTCTGTGATTGTGTCTGACAAGTCTCGGACTTCTTCATGTAGTACATCGACCTGCGCCTCATGGCTTGCGATTGCGCTACTTGATGCGGTAATTTCCTCATTGGACTGTTTCACCTTTTCTGCTTTGTCGGTTTCAAGGGTTTCAATGTAATCAGTCTGTAGACGTAACTTCTCTCTTGTTAAGTCTAGGTTATAATTACAATCAATCAAGTCCTGCTTTACTTTGCCTGCACGACTTTTTAACAGTGAATTCATTACACTGAAAATTTCAATATCAAGTAGGTTCTCAATAACTTCTCTTCGGTTTGATGCAGACAATTGCATGAATGGTGTAAACGATGCAGAACCAAGAATAATTACTTGTGTGAATGACTTGTAGTTTAGTTTGAGAATAGTTTTCTCTAACATCTCTTGTTGGTCACGATTGTTTGCATTTTCATCAACAGGAATACCGTTGACTTCAATCTCAAAGATATTCTTTTTGATACCTCTACGAACAAGATATTCTTTACGACCAATACTGAATTCTGCTTCAACCAAAGCACCACCACCATTGATACTATTAATCAACTGACCCTTACTAATCTTACGAAAGGGTTTACCAAACAGGGCAAAAGTCAACGCATCTAAAATGGTCGACTTACCAGCACCGTTGTTGCCAACGATAAGTGTATTGGGTGAGCGGTCAAACTGAACTTCTGTAAAGGCATTGCCAGTTGACAGAAAGTTCTTCCAGCGGATACTTTTAAACTTAATCATATTTTATCAATACTCATTGCCTCTTGATACAAATTACGCATCAAAGAATTTAACTTTCCTTTGTCAGCATCAATTTCAAGACCATCAATATACTTACCCAAGATAGTCATCGTATCTTCTGCTTCATTCACCATGTCATCGTCTTCTAACTCATCCATGTTCATATGGTCTTCGACAATCGACATTTGTGCAGGATTGCACTGATATAACTGGTCAACAAACATATCAAACCAGTATGGGTTATTCTTCGATTGAACTACCACTTTCAATTGTTTACCAGTATACTCTAAAATTTTGTCTTTGTCAAGTTCTAATTCGGTAAATTCTTCGACTGAACTATCGTTGTAGAAGACTTTGTGGAACATGCGGTACGGATTTCTGATAAATTCGAGGTTACGAGTATCAGTATCAAAAACATGAAAGCCACGATAGTCATTGTAGTCTGACCAAGTGAGTTCGTATGGATTGCCCAAATAGTGAATGCGACCATCATCACTTTTATGATGATAGTGACCTGTAAATACTGTGTCATAACGGTCGAACAGAGATTTATCCATTCCGTGGTCATTCTCAAAACCTTTCATCATAGCAAACCCAGACAACTCTAGGTGACCCATAAGAATTTCTGCTTTTGCTGTTTCAATAAAATCAATGCTGTCTGTATAATTACCAGAGCAAATCCAAGGTAGCATAGCGATGGGCGTACCATCAAACTCTACAATCTGTGCTTCAGGATATGTGATGATATTGTTATAATCACTCAACAACAAATCAGGCGAATTGATTTCATTTGTGTTTTTGTAATAGGTATCGTGGTTGCCAATCAGAGTATGTACTTGTACATTACGTTCTGCTAGTGGGTCAAACCACATCTTCTTTGCACGTTCAAGTGTTGCAAAGTTTACATATTTACGTCTATCGAATGTATCACCGAGGTCAATGATTGTATCTATATTATTTTCATCAATAAACGGAATAACGATATTAGAATAAAACTCTTCGTAATAATCTAAAAATGCTACACTATCATTCCTAGCACCAAAGTGCTGGTCTGTAATCAGTAGTAGTTTCATTATTCTTCACCTTTATCTTCACCATTAATCAATCTCTCTGCTTCTTGCTCTTCAAGCAGTTTTTCGATACCACGCTTCTTACGCTTTTCATTCTTTTTGCGTTTAGTTTCTTCGTAGTCGCCAATGAAAGATTCCATATGACCATTAGAAATATAGTGAATTTCTTCTAAGTCATCACTATGTTCACTCAACTCAGCAAGTTCGCCAAAGATGCTTGCTTTTTCAGTTGCTTTGTACTTGATATATGTCTGTCTTTTTTCTTTTTGAATACGTCTAATGTATGCATAGTAAATGATTTGCGTAAAATATGCAAAAGGATTATTAGATTTTTCTGGATTAAAATTGTCTATGTACGCCAGTGCGTTCTCAATTCCATCACTAATCATATCGTCTTTATATGTGTAATTCATAAAGTTTGGTCTATACGATAGTCTTTGAGCGATAAGAAGAAAACATGAACCGATGTATTCTGTAACTCTGGGTCTTGGGTCACCACTTGCTTCTGCTTCAAGAACTTTATTACGATACTCAGTAAGCGCCTCAAGAAACTTCTTGTTATCAACGTAGTGATTGCTAGTGCTTTTCTTTTTTGTCATTAATTACCTCATTTATTTGTCCTGTATCAGGTGCTATTCACCTGCTCTTGGAAACAACTTTAACTATGTACCATCATACTACATGTTGATACAAATGTCAAGGGAATAATAGGATTAATTTATTTGGGAGGAAATACCAGAAAGTGCTTGACAAATCTCAGGAACCCTGTTATTATACAGATGTTGTCAATGATATGCATAGAAGTATTTAATGCTTAGTTGCTTAATGAAATGTTTTATCTTTCATCTCTGCCATTGCTTCTAACTCTTCCAACATTTCCAGTTCTTCGTCAGAGGGTTCGGACATCTCGTCTAACTTCTCACTTGAAGATTTGAAGTCAATCTCATCATCATTCAACCACTTCTTCTGTACATTTATATAGTAGTCTTTAAATGACTGCATTGGATTCACAACAGTAATCAGTGTGTCATAGTATATAGGGATATACTCATCAGCGGTAAATGGAATCCATGGAGTGACGCTCATTAATGAAGTCTCTGCACTTCGCCCAGAAATAACGTTTACTGCAAACACGTTCTTTCCAAACACAACAGAGTTTCCGTTTGCGTCTTCTCCCTCAAACATGTCGCATATAACATCTTCCATGCTTACAAGTTTAAGTATCTTAATACCGTGTGCTTTTGTTATTTTCATATGTCTATTTTATACATCTTTACTTTGAATTTTTCTTCGTTGTATATTTTCATACGTTCTAAGAAATGTTCTAGTGTGAAGTTCCTTTTGCTTTTCCATTTTAAATCGTCAACAATATCATATAAAGTTGCCGCCGTTTTTGTTTCACTCTTTCTCAAACCTCTACCAATAGACTGTAGATTTCGTACTCTCGACTTCGATGGTGAAGCGAAAATAATGTTGTGAAGATTTCGAATATTCACACCAGTAGAGAATGTACCGTAACTTGCAATGATAATTGCGTTCTCCGACTGTTCTGTAATTCTTCTAATCTCTTCACGGTCTGTCGAATCCGTACCGCCATGTACAAAGAATACTTTTCTTTCTTCTCCTACACGACTATTTATATCATCAAATAGACCCCTGCCGTGCTTCTCAACATATTGGAATAGTAATAGTGTATTACCTTCTTGGCTGATTGTCAAGTTTCTTATGAACCTATTTCTCTTCTCATGTCTAACAATAAAGTCCATTTCTTGCTGATATGTCATCTTAACAGCATCTTTACGTTCTTGGTCGCTATAACTAAGTGCAAGACTTTTGATTTGAAACTCTGCTAGTTGCTTATTATCTATAAGTTCTTTTGTAGTGGTAACTTTCTTCACAGGACCAAACAGACCTTCAAGAACAAGTTTGTGTGTCAACGTACCATCTAGTGTACCAGTCAGACCAAATCTATACTTTGTATCAGTCATCTTTTCTAAGATACTAGTCAGAGATTTTGCTTTGAACAAGTGTGCTTCGTCCCCAATAATTAGGTCGAATTGGTCAAAGTAGTCTTTACGCATCTTATAGATTGATTGCCATGTAGAAACGATAACTTGCTTATCAGATACTTTATCAAGTCCAGCCATAACTTTATGACAATGATTATCTGCATCCCAACCATAGTCACCAAAGTCTGATACGAGTTGGTGTACGAGTGAAGTTGTGGGTACAATGATTAGTGTTTTTTCGCTATACCAGCGAACAAGCATGTAGATAATTAATGACTTACCTGATGCTGTAGGGGATAGCAATAAACATCTGCGATTGCGTACTGCATGAATGAATGCTTTGAACTGATAGTCTCTTGGACTAAATGGTAGAGATAGTTCATCAGAAAATTCTTTTGCTTCAATTGCAGAAAACTCATCTGCCGCTTCAACAGAACTATCATATTCAATCTCATAATCTCTACTCTCTGCAAATTTGTGTAGATATGGCAGTAGACCGAGATAAAGTCTTTTCGTCATCACATTGTATAGACGTATCTTTCCATCCCACATTTTATTGCGAAATGAAGGCATGAACTGGTGACCGGGTACAAGAAACGTAAAGTAGTCTTGTACTTCATATGCTGTACCAGCATCACATGTTACTTTAATGTGAACTTCGTCTATCTTGGAGACGAAAAGTTTTTCTGACATTTAGATAGCACCGTTTGTAAACTTCCGCCAGTCGATTGCGGATTTGATGAGAAATCCTCGGTCACGCAACGATTTGATGATTGCGTCACAGAAGTCTACTTTCTCTTTTTGATGTGCGATTTTTAGAGTGCGCTCAATCACCTGTCTGTCGCTATCGACATGTCTAGGGATATCTGCACGAAGGACCTTTTTGGGAAAAGGTTCCCAACCATGCTCTCGCAAGTCTTCTTCTGCTAACTCGCCTGCATAGTATTCGTATTTGATTTGTTGATAGATTTTTAGGTCTGCTTCTAGTTTGCGTAGTAGAAGTTTTTCTGTCGTATAGACTTTATAATACTTTTGGTGAAGTCTAGGTATTTTAAGTGCTTCTTCATCAAGCATGTCATCTACAAAATTCACATCTTCTTTCCAAAGATTTTGTATATCTTCAAGTTTCATTCAATCACCTCAATGTTGTAATCATTATCTACAAGTATATATGCTTGTAATTATAGTCTGTTTATCTCATATGCTCTAAATCTAAATGATGCTGAACCAAGAACGGTGTCTGCACTTCCTGCGTTTGAAAACTGTAAATCGCCATTTGATACTGGGAAGATATCAATGAATGTGATTTCAAGGATTGGGTTACCAGAGTTTGATAGTATAAACAGTGTTGCGTCTTTGTATACTTCGCCTTCTTTAAACTGTGCAAAGGATTCTGGGAATGCTAGTTGCGTCATCCAGTCATGTATCTCTTGCCAGTTCTTTAGTTCTTCATCTACAATAAATTCTACTGACAATTCACCGTAAGTTATCTTGTCGCCAGGAACTGGTCTGTCGATAAGGGGGTTTGGTTGTACTGCTTCGCCAATCGTCATTGACGGAATATTACAATCAGTAACAAAGAAAGGGAAGACGCCAAGACCTTGAATTTCGAATTTGAAATTATTAATCTTTGCCTCATTCATGTTACTCGGCTGATTTTGGACGCTCATTTTTCTAGTTTCCTATTCATGTTTTCTCTAATATCAACAACCTTCTCGGTTTCGATAATGTCGATTATAGTATTTGTGAGACTGATTTCCTTCTGTACCCACCACATTTTCTGCTTTAGTTTATCTAGTTCTTTTTGGTAAAACTCTAGTTCTTGTTCTTTTCTGAGTTTACTATCAATCAAGTCTTGTATTAATATAATCTTTCCAAAAGACATTCGACACCTGCATAGTTGCTACTGTTTCCACTACTATTTATACAAACAAAAAAGGGAGCCCCGAAGGACTCCCTAAAGTGAGGTAGGTTAACCCTACTCTTATAGTGTTATCAATTACAGAATGTTTGCAACTGAGAAACCACGGTAGTAAGTGTTGACACGCTGTGTCAATGCACCTGCACCAGCAGTTGTACCTTGAGCGAATGGGTTCGCAACCATGCCGTAGCGTGTTTTGAAACCAATCTTAGGCTGGAAGGTGTTCTCACCAACCGCACGAACCATTTGCAACGGCACGTATGGGCAGTAGAAGATACCAGCGTCATATGCGCTGTCGCCTTTATAACCTACGACACAGAAATCGCCAGATGCATATGGGTCAACATATACTTTTGTGCGACCGTTAAGTACACCAGCAAATGTGTTGCCAGTTGTGTCTACTTGCAGGTTAGTGTTCAACGCTGGATTGTAATCCATGATACCTGCGGCTGCCAAAGCAGATGCAACATCAGAAGATACAATGATAAAGTTACCTTTACCACGGCGTGTTTCACGGGCGATTACGTTTGCTTCACGCTCGATTTGGAACATCAAACCTTTGTAACGCTCAATAGACCAGCGACCATCAGCATCAGCGGCAACGTCAAACGCACCAGCAGTTGCACCAGGCTTGGCTGAACGATAGATAGTACGCATTACTTCGCGGTTGATTTCAGCAAGAATTTCGCCAGACAAGATGTTGGCAAGTTCTGTTTCAGCGTCAAGACCGTGTACTGCTTTCAGGTCCTGTGCAAGTTCAACAGTGTATTCTGCTTTCAACGCACGGGTTTTGGCTTCAACAGAAATCTTCTCTACTGAGAATTGCATTTCGTTGAAAGTACCGCCACCAGAAGAACCGAGTGCTTCAGCCGCACCAGTAGACATACCAGTACCAGTTGTGTAACCGTTTGCATCTGGGTCAGCATCCATTGGACCTACAGTGTTAGCATGTGTGCCAGCACCAGAGAAGTCTGTGTCGGATTCATTGTAGAATGCTTCGTTGCCTGCGCCGTCTTTGGCACGCATTGCAAAGATAAGACCAGTAGGTGCAGTCATTGGCTGTACACCTGCAACGTCATATGCAATCAACTGAGGCATAGAACGTCTTACCAATGAAATCAATACTGGGTCAAAGTTTTGTACGTTGCCAGTAGCGTTCAATGGAGCCGCTTCAAACAGACCCATTTGCTCTTGTTGCTCACGGATTGCTTTTTCTTGGTTTTCAAGAAGTACGGCTGTTACCGCTTTCTTGTATGGGTCTTGGATAGCAGGCGCATCGGCATGCTCCAAAATTGGTTCCCATTTTTTCTGGGATTCTTCAGAAAGATACATATCTTTTCTCCTTAAAGTTATAGTTTAGTCAAACTGTTAATATAAACATTCAAAAATAACATATTCATATTAGTATTTATATGACATTACTTTTTCATGCTTGAAAGTGTTCTACTGTAAACACTCATGCTCTCGGATAGTGATTCCGTTTGCGGAGCATCCACAATGTCTTCTTTTTCTGCGCCAGTTGCCCTTACTTTAGGGAAATATGATTCCTTGATAGTTTCTAACTTCTCACGGTACTGGTCAATAGTCTCAAACTCTACGCCTTCAGCCAGAGCCTTCACTTTGTCTGCTTGTGTGTTGGTCAAACCAACAACTGCTTCTGCAAGTGCATTTTCTGCCTTGATTGCATCAAGTTCTTTCTTCATAGCAACGTTTTTCTCAAACTCTTCATTGAGTTTTGCTTCCAAGTCATCAGATTTAGTTGCAAGTTCTTCAACTAGGTCTGCTTTCTCTTCTGGAACGTCAATATAATTCTCTACGAAAAGATTTTTCAATCCGTTCATAAATTCTTCAGCGATTTCTGTACGAATTCCACGCTCAATTGCAAGTGCGTTGTCTTTAACCCACTCTTCAACAACGTAGTTCAGATAACCATCTACTTTTTCTGCAAGTTCGCCACGGGCTTCTTCCAGTTTAGCATCGAAATCCGCTTGTGCGGCTTCGTTGATGGCGTCAAGTTGTTCTGCAACTTTCGCTTTAACAGCGGCTTCGAAAATCGTTTGCGCTTTTTCTTTAAATT